CAACTTTAAACTTGTTAGTGTCTGATTCCCAGCCGATTTCACCAGCATTAAGGATAGGACCATTACCACTGTTGGTAGATATCCACTGCGCTGCAGTGCCTCTACGCTGTTGCATTCTTGTTGCCATTATTTACTCCTCCAGTAATGTATGATTGTATTATAGCAGATTTTAACTATATGCATTTATTGCCAATCCACCATCCCAAGTTTCATCAAAAGATGAAGTATTATATAGCCCAGCAGAGACTATGTCTCCAAGGCCAGTGTAATATCCACCATCTCTAAATGTAGTTGCAATAAGTCCAGTTCCATCAATTGATGTATCATGGATGTGCTCTTGTAATAGTTCTGCATCTTCTAATGATGCCATTGGTGACCAGGTTCCGTCATAGTAAACCTGAAGTCTTTCTGTTACCGTATCAAACCACAGTTGTCCATTAGATGGTGTTGCTGGAGCAGTTGCTCCAACTGTTACTGTTGACGAACCCGCTACTGAATCTACATAAAGTTTGGTAGTAGCATGTGTATTTTCAGTTGGAGTGCCAACTACAACAGCAGATCCAAAAGTACCGCCTTCGGCTACATTGAGCCCATGCTTTACTTTAAAGTCTTTATTTACTGTTGCCATAGTTGACTCCCGTCCCTAATTATGCTTCGATATAAGTTCTGTGAACCTTAACAACAGTATCTGCTGCTGCTCCAGTTACTTGAAGAAGAACATTTCCTGCAGAATAAACTGCATTTGTTGTTCCTAGTTCAGCGTTGCTAATTACATCAGCGTACTCTGTTACGTAAACATCGTTAGTTCCGTTAACTGCAACAAGCATTTCAATTACTTCAATGTCATTGCCTTTTTTCATTTGAACAATGTACTTAGCAGCACAATTGTAGTTGCTGAAGTTCCAGCAGTTGCTGTTGCAGATCCTACAGATGTGTTATCAAGTGTGATTGCTGTTGAAGTTAATGCACCAGATAGAACAAGAGTTGTACCTGTTGCTGCTCCGATTGCTGGAGTAACAAGAGTTGGTGTGTTAGCAAATACTAGAGCACCAGTTCCTGTCTCATCTGAGATAACTCCTGCAAGTTCTGAAGAAGATGTTGCAGCAAGTGCTGAAATCTTGCTTGCTGTAGTAATACCATTTGTTACTGTTGCAGCATTTCCAGTGTACTGTGTTGCTGATAGAACTTCAGTTCCAGCAATCTTTAATACTTTGCCAGAAGCAAGATTCATGTGCTCAGAAGATGTCCATGAGTCAGTTGAGTCTACCCAGTTAAAGGTCTTGTCTGTAGCACCCTTAAGAGTAATACCACCACCGTCTGCACCTGCATCTGTTGGAGATGCTACTGAACCAAGTGTAAGGTTCTTGTCATCAACTGTGATTTCTGTTGAGTTAATTGTAGTTGTTGTACCGTTAACTGTTAGGTCCCCTGAAAGAACCAAAGATGTACCAGTTGCAGCACCAATATTTGGTGTTACAAGTGTTGGGGTATTAGCAAAAACAAGTGCTCCAGTACCAGTCTCGTCTGAAATAATTCCAGCAAGTTCTGATGAGGATGTTGCTGCAAGTACGTTTAACTTATCTGTTGTTACAACAAGTGTCTTTGATGACGGGATAGTTGTACCGTTAACAGATGTAGCAGTAGCCACACCAATATCTGGTGTTGTAAAACTTGGGCTAGTAGTAAATGCTACTGTTCCAGATCCTGCTTCATCAGTTAGTGCTGCTGCAAGGTTTGCAGAAGACGGTGTACCAAGAAATGTTGCTATACCAGTTCCAAGTGATGTAATTCCAGTTCCACCGTTAGCAACAGGAAGTGTTCCTGTAACTCCAGTGCTTAAAGAAACATTTGTAATAGTATTACTTGAACCACTGATGGTTTTGTTAGTAAGAGTTTCTGTACCTGCAAGAGTAGCAAAGTTATCATCGGTAAGAGCAGTATTAAATTCTGCAGTTGTTCCGCTTATAGTATTGCTTGTTAAAGAGATTGTTTTGTTAGTTAGCGTTTCGCTACCAGCAAGTGATGCAAAATCTGCATCTGACATTGCTGAGTTAAACTCTGCCTTTGTACCAGTAATGGTGTTTGTTGTTAGTGAAATTGATTTATTTGTTAATGTATCTGTTGTGTCTTTTAAAACTACTGTTCCAGTTGCATTAGGAAGTGTAATTGTTCGGTCTGCTGTTGGGTCTGTTACTGCAAGTGTAGTTTCGTAATCATTTGCTGTAGCACCTTCAAAAACAATGCTTGAGTCAAATGAACCAACTGCTGCAGGTGCTGCCCACTTAAGTCCACCAGTTTCAGCGGAATCTGCAGTAAGGACATATCCGTTTGTTCCAACGCCAACACGAATTACTGTATCATCTGCACTACCTACAATTAAATCACCTTTAGCGTCAACGACACCTGCTGTGATTACGTTCTTTCCATTAACAGTCGCAGTTGATCCCTCAACTACCAGTCCTGCTTTTACTCTAAAATCTTTTGTTACTGTTGCCATTTATTATCTCCTTGGTTAAGCCTTCAAACCAGTACGCATGTAGCGTAAGGTTATAGGGGTCTGACCCACCACGGGAACTACAGTTAGATTAACTGTGCCTCCTGCCCTAGAGACGCTAATGGTGCCAATATTCCCATCATTGTCTACTGTTCCATATTCACTAACGTTATCATTTGTACCGTCAGGGACTATGGTCAATTCTGTTGTGAAGAACTTGTCTCCACTACTCTTTTTTATTGAGACCACGTATTTAACGGATCTCCATTCTGAAGCGGTAAAATTATCAAAGACTGTGCTGTTCTCAATACCAGTAATTGTTACTTCATTGTTACCAGCAGAACCCAGGTCTGTTGCCTGTGCTGAAGTGGTGTCAATTAAATCAACATAGTCTGCCTCAGTTGGTCTGTCACCTGTCTGAAACAGGGCCTTTACGCTTGATAATGATATTTTCGCCATGTGTAGATTATATCACATTGTTAAAGTATATAGTTAGAGAAGCCAATTACTTGAATGCCAATTCCTGGGGGATTTGAAGTACTATATCCCTCAATACCAATATTAGTTATAGTTAATCTAAATGGAAGAATGTCTGTTACCGTTGTTACTTTAGGATAGTCTGCAGTTACTAAAGATCCAACAGAACCTGATATGTTTTCAATTGTTGGAGATATTACAATTGCTGCTGCTGTAACTAAAAAAGCAATATTAGAAATTAATGAAGAATGCGTGGGGATTGGTGCTGCTGTTATTGTTGGTTTTATATCAGATACAGTTTGGCTTCTGCCAATATTAGTTATATTGGTTGTTGCCATAATTAACTTACTGTATCTTGTTCTGTAACTTCACCGATCATAATCATTTCGCCCTGACAAACCGTCCAAACACGAGTATCATCTCTTAGTTGAATATCAAAGACGTCACCTGTTCTTAAAATCTTAGATTGTGCGGGAGATAGAGTAACAGTAAATTCTCCAGCATCATCAAACTCTGTCTGGTCTGGATAAACGGTAAACAACAAATCATCTCCAACATTGTCAGAGTATCGTCTAAACTCTCCAGAAATATCCCAACCAGTGGTGTCTCCAGCAGAGGTTGTATCGTAATCTAATTCATTACCTTGATCATCTTCAACATAAATTCTAAAAGAAGCACTATCTCCAATTACACAGGTCCAGTTAACAAGTGGGGGAATGTTTCCAACATTATAGACTGAAGGAGCAGGAGCAACGGGTTGAGTATCCATTGCAGTTTCATTGGGATTTCTATATACGGCCATTGTTAAATTATACCATTAAGCAAGTCCATTTTTCAATGCCCCCCAAGATCCATTACCCTTTGGCTGTCCAACAATAATAACGCCAGTTGATGCATTTGATTTGGCAACTACTGCTACAGCACCTGATCCATCACTAGGTCGAACTTTTGTCAAACCTCCACCATCAGCAACATAAAGTATATCTCCAGCAGAGTATGCTGCTGTATTTATATTTTCAAATACGCCAGATATGATTATTACACCATCAGAATTGCTTGTCATTGCTGCTTGTGTTATTCCAACTACTGGGAATGTTGTTAGGTCATTTGAATCACATTTTGCAATTGTTGGTTTTGATGTATACCCTGAAATATAAACTGGAGTTCCTTTTGCAATTGTTGATACAGTTATATTTCTAACTTCTAATGAAATAAAAGGAAGTCCAATGTTTGAAATAACACTCTCTATACGCTCTGCAAGTGATTGAATATCCTCGTGGACATTTACAGGGTCACTTAAAACGGGATAAGGAAGATCATAAGTTGTAGTTGCGCCTGTAGCCATAGTACTTATTATTATACCACTTTCCCCCGTAAAAACCAAAAGTTTACCAAAATGTTACCTAAAGTTTGACTTTGGTGGCAAATTCGTGTTATAATTAATACATGCTACCAACAGGTAGCATTTGTTCTCTAGGAGGTTACTATTATGAGAAGAGACAAGAAGGCTTGGATTGGAATCCTAGCACTGGTTGGAGTTGTGGCACCATTTAGCAACTTTGCCAATGCATCAACTACTGAAAACAACTTACTAATTAAACAGGCTGAAAACCCTGCTGCCACCCACAAGGTGGCTTTTGTTGTTTCTAAAGCAAAAATGTTAGAACGTTATGAAAACAAAACAAATCTTACAGATATTGAATTAAAGAAGTTGCTTTCTTTGGTGGGATTCAAAGGCAACGACTTAGTAGTAGCATGGGCTATTGCTAAGAAGGAATCTAATGGTCGTCCTTTAGCATTTAACGGAAACCATAAGACTGGGGACTCCTCATATGGGATGTTCCAAATTAATATGATTGACAACTTGGGTCCAGATAGACGTAATAAGTTTGATCTTGATTCTAACGCTGAACTATTCAATCCCGTAAAAAATGCGGAGATTGCATACTATATGTCCAATGGTGGAAACGACTGGTCTTCTTGGAAGGGTATTACTCCAAAGACCAAAGAATGGATGAAGAAGTTTCCTAGATAATTTTAGGTAATAAAATACCCCCTTGGAGAAATCCTTGGGGGTTTTTATTTGTTTTAATTATAT